CAACCGTCATGGCATCCAGCTTGTCCGCCGCCGTGCCGCTCATGGCGCTGTACATCTGCAGGCGGTTTTTCTTGGCGATCTCGCCATAAGCCTTCGCCCGCTGGCTGATCAGTCCGCGTTTCATTTCCTCGAGGCCGACCTCGCGCGCCGCCTGCCGAATGGCTTCCTTGTCGTCTAAGCCCGGAACTTGGCTTTTCAGCCGGGCCTTGCGGGCAATAAGACGATCAAGGGTGGCCTCAATCTCATCGTCGTTGAACGCGCCCTTGGTAGCTGCGCGGATCGGGCCGTAACAGGCGCGGGCATCAGCCATTGGTCTTGTGTTCCCCGCACCAATCCGTGCGCTGCGTGATCGGCCACGCGCCTTTGCGGTCCGTCTGGGTCGAGTAGCTGCCGTTTCCCAGCGCCGCGAAATGCGGCGGCAGGCGGCGGCATTCGCCCTTGATCCAGTGGACGCAGGTCGAACAGCTGTTGGCGATGGGTTCTGGCGTCGCGACGGCTTTCAAGGCAGCTTTAGGCATCATGCCCCTCCTTCTCTCAGGCAAAACTCCGCCGCGCGCATGGCTTCGGCGATGACGTCGGGATTATCGGACGACGGCGCATGGTCCATCGTTCCGGGGTCCGTGGCCTCCAGATGCGCAAGTTCCCTGTACAGGGCAGCGATTTCAGGGTCTTTTGCGGCCTCGGCGAACAACGCCTTGCGGTAGGCCTCGGCCGGGTTCGGCTTGGCCTGAGCGTCGTTCTTTACTGGCCCAGCGTCGGCGGATCGATCTGGTCCGCCGTTTGGTTCAGCATCCGCGCGCTCGATCGGGCGGACGAGCTCGACAAGTCCGGGGGCGTCCCCGCCGCTTCCAGGGCCGCCCGCCGCTTCGCGATCGCGGTCAGGCCAGCCGCCATCGCCCGCATGCCGGTCGCTCGCGCCTTCAGGCCCGTCAGGGTGTTGAGGTTCATAGTCTTCCTCTCTGGCCGCACGTTCGTTCAGCCGGTTGATCTGGGCGGAGACGTCGAAAGGCGTCACGTCACCGAACAGGTTAGGCTCCGGTGTCGACCTTATAGCCGCTTCCGCGATATCCTTCAAATCCCCCGCGATGGCCTCGCCGGAGCGCTGCACCCGAAAGCCTTCGTCCTTGAAGAACAGCTTCAGGTATTCCAGGGCCTCCGGCGACAGGGCATCCTTGGCGAACATGTCCGCCTGGTCGCGCCACTTGTCGATGACGTCAGCCATGTTCAGCCGGTTGTCGCGGATGTGGCGCACGAAGTTCATGGCCTCGACCAGGAATGGCGTCGTATCGGCGCCGGCCGCCAACTCGCCATTTGCCGCCAGGGCGCGCATCTTCGCCCATATCGGCGCGGCCTCCGAAATCGCAGCGCCGAACGTCTTCAGCTGCGGGTTCGAGGTCTCGAAGATCGCATAGACCAGCGGCTTTGAGCCATAGGCCTTGGCGACCGTCGCCGCCTGCATCCGCTCGATGCCGGCCTGGTTCAGCCGCCGCGTCGACGGGTCGATCAGGCTGTTTTCCGCACCCGGCGCGGCCTTGGTCAAGAAGGCCCGCGCAAACCGGTCGTTGGCCCGCGCCGTCAGGGGTCCGCCCTCGTACAGCTGCACGTCGTTGTCATTGAGCTGCTGGGCGTCGACCATGGCCTGTTCGGTTGGCGAATAGCGCTCGGACGTATCGGTGTTCATTTCGCGCGACAGCCGCACGCGCTCCGGCCCCGTCATGGCCTGGGTCCGCATGCGGACCAGGATGGGGTTGTCGAAACCCGCCGGGTCGAAGCCCTTGGCCTTCAGCGCCGCGCGATAGGCCTGCGAGATCGGCGTTTCGCGGTCGCCATTGCGCGCCAGGACGATGGCGCGGCCATTTCCCGATTCGACTACGCCGTCAGGCGATACGATGGGCGCGCCGCCGGCCGCGGAGGCATCCCGCATCAAGAGGTTGGCGTTGAACTCCTGTTCCATGCGCAAAAGCCGCGCCTGCGATCCGGCGCGGTCGCGGTCGCGCGGTTGCAGTTCGTCCGGATAGTTCGGATTGCGGACCAGGTCCGCGTCGTGGCTGACGGTCAGGTCGCGGGCTTCGACGATCGCATAGCGCACCGGAATATCGGTGCCGCGAACCGTCGTCGCCGTGTCGTCGTCATAGAACCGGCCGGGAATGGTCGGATCGGCACTCGACTCGTCCAGTCCAGGCGACGCGCGCGGATTCTCCACCGCCTGCTGCACCATGTCGCGGACGTCGACGTCCTTTCCGTCCGCGAGATCCGCCGCCGCCTTTACCGTCGCGCCCGCCCGGTCGATCTCGTCCATGGCCGAAACGGTCGGCGGCGGCGGCGACACGTCCGGCTCCGCCGGCACGGCCGCGCCTTCCGGCCGGGCGGCTTCGCCCGAAAACCGCAACACCCACATATTGGCGAAATCGCCGGCCGTCATGTCGGCATGGCCGCCATTGTTCACGATGGCGGCTTCCGCGTTCTTTTGCCCCGCCCGCTTCAGCACGGATATGGCGTTCTCGTCCGGGTTCTTCAGGAGATAGGTCGCCTCCTTCGCGCCCTGCTGGTGTGCGAGGTAGAGTTCGCCGTCTGTCGGCGCACGGCCCAGGCGCTCGGCCATGTAATCGGCATTCTGGGCCGCCAGCTGTGCCGCCCGGTCGATGTTCAACGCCGGGTCCGTCTTGTCGCCGCCGCCCATGCCTTCCCAGGTCTTGTCGGTGAACTGGAACAGGCCGCCCGCGCTCGACCGGGGGTTCTTGGCGTTCGGATCGCCGCGCGGATTTTCGATTCCCATGGTCTGGGCCAGGTAATCCGCGCTGATCCCATGCCGCGCGGCCGCGGCCGCGATCAGGTCGCCATAGCGGTTCGACCGCAGCCGTGACAGGCCGTAGGCGCCTCCTTCCAGCACGCTGCCGAAGACGGCTGACGACAGGATTTGCTGGCCGAACTCTTCCGGATTGTAGTCCAGCCCTTGGTACGCGTTTTCAGCACCTTGGGCAGCGCCGAAGGCCGCACCGAACTTCGCGCCGGTCCACGCGCCCTTCGCTAGGTTCGCCGCCAGGCCGGCATCAGCCGCCCAATGCGCTTCGTTGGCGAAGGGGATGAAGTTCACCCCAAAGGAGATCGGATCGAAGATGCCGCCGACCAGGCCGCGCGAAAACCGTTCCGCGCCGTTGACGCCCTCGGCGCGGCTCATGATGTCCTGCTCGTACAGCTCCTGGCGCTTGGTCTCCTGCCGCCATTGTGCCTCGGCCGTCGTGATCGGATGGCTGAACGACAGATGGCCATCGATGCCGAACTGGGCGTTGGCCGCGTCCGGTGACAGCGTCGGCGACGGCACGAGGTTCAGCGCCGCGCCCCGCGCTGAATTGATCGTTGAGGCCGTCAAGCCATGAATGCCGCCGGTAAAGAACAGGTCCCGCGCTTCGTTGTCCGAGGTCGGGCCGTAGGTGGCGTTATAGTCGTCCTGGGCATTCGAGGACTGTGGCTGTGGTACATAGCCCGGAACCGGCATCTATTTGCCTCCCGTGATGCGGCTCTTGACTTGATCCCAGGTGCGAACGATCGGCTGGCCCTTGTTGTCCTTCACCGGAATGACGGTCTGGCCGTTCTCGTCCTTCATCACCAGCTGGAACGTTTTCATGCCGGCGTCGCCGCCGTTGATCCAGAACGCCTGATCCGCCACCTTGTTGGCATAGCGTTGCTGCTTTTGCTCCGGTGTCATCCAGGCTTCCAGGCCCGGCGCCGCCAGTTTCGACGGGTCCAGCGCATAGTCGCGCACGGTGGCGTAAAGGCCGTTGCGCAGCGCCGTAGCGCCGTCGACCGTGCCCACCATGTGGACGGCATCAAAGGCGGTCGGGTGTGGATTAAACAGGTTCGGGGTCGGCACGGCGTTGAAATCGCGCTTGACCTGTTCCGCCTGGATCGACTGCGGCACGAGATAGGTGCCCTTCTGGTCGGGCTGGGCGCCCTGGAACAGCCATTTCGTTGCCTCGCGCGCGGCGACCTCCGGGCTTTCGCCGTCGTGCACGCCCGCTTGCGTCATGGTCGCCACGACGCGCCGCGCATTGTCGGCCATGATCGATCCCTGCGTCGAATAGGATTGCGTTTGCTGGAACGGCGCAAACGCGGCATCCACCGCGCGCTCGATATTGGCCTTCTGGTCCTTCGTCGGCGGCGTTCCGCCCTTGGTCACCTCCTGGGCACGGACGTAGCGGCCCATGAACGCCGGATCATTGCCGGCGAGGTGCAGGGCGGCCGCATCAGGCCCAGAGAGGCCGGCGTCCTGGAATTCCTTCAGGACCTGTCCGCCATATTGGCCATAGGAATCGACCGTCTGGCGCAGTTGCATTAACATCGTATCCCTGACGTTCGGCGCGGCCTTGTTGATTTCAGTGACCGTCGCCTTTGCATAATCGTTCGGTAAGATGCGCTGAAGTTGTTGCGGAATGCCCCAACGGGTCTGACGCGCCGTTGTGTAGTCGCCCCATGCCTGGGCTGAACCAGCCTGGCCTGTCATGGCACCACGCCATTTAGCGGCACTGGCGGGGTCGGTGATATCACTGCCGGCCGGGTCCGTGCGCTGGCGCTGGAACATTTGCTGGCCCAGTTGCTCAGCTTGTTTCTGCAGGGCCAAGTCGCGGGCATAGTTCGGATCGTCCTGCGCAGGCATCATGAGCTTCAGTTGAGCGTCAAACTCGGCCTCGGACATGCTGGAGGCCTGTTTGATGATGTCGTGATAGCGCGTGGCGACAGCAATCTGCTGGTCCGCGTCGTTCTTCTTCACCGGCCCTTCGATCGGCCCGAAGGCCTTCACGAACGACGAGGTATCGAGCCCGGTGGATTTTCCGGTCTCCATGAGCGATGCGACTTCGTTCTGCAGGCCCTTTTCGGCCGTCTGTTGGTCCAGTGCCATCTGTCCCGCGACGGCCGTGCTCGTGCTCAGGTCGAGATATCGCCCATACGCCGTCGCATCCATGTGCGCCTGGGGGTCCTTGCTGTCCAGAAATGTGCTGAGGCCGGAATAGTCCTTCCGCGCCACCATGCCCTCGGCGATCGATTGCAGGACCGTGTCGGGCCATTTCTGCGCCACTGCCCCGCGCGCCTGTACGGGTAGTGTGGCGATCAGCTGTCCGCCGTCCAACAGCGCCTGGTCCCGATACGTCGGATCGGCCTTAACGTGGTTGACGATGCCCTGAAGGCCGTCCTGCACGCTGCGGCGGGTCTGCTCTTCCGTCAGCCCGATGGACTGTTGCTGGAGATTGAGCGCCAGGTTGTCGCGCTGTTCGGCCAGCCGCAATTGCAGCATAGGCTTGTCGATATCCGGCGTCGCATCGAGCGTGGATTTCGCCCGATCGTCGAACCGCGCAAGGGCGCTGTCGGCATAGCCTGGCTGCAACGGCGCGTTACCCTGGGCGTCTTGTTCCAGCATGGTCCGCGTGCCCAGCTGGAAATTGGTCGCCACCAGGCCCACGCGCGCCTGCTGGGCCGCCGTCTGGGCCTGTTGCTGGTAGGCCCCCAGCACCTGCCCCTGCCGCTCGCCGGCCATGCTCAAAAGGCGGCCGCGGTATTCGCCGCTCATCTGCGCGAAATAGGCCTGGGCCTGCGGATCGTGCAGCGTCGCCAGTTGCTTGGCCGCCAGCGTGTCATAGCGGTCGCGCTGCGTTGTGGCGAAGTTCGGGGCCTTGTCGACGGTCAACGCGGCCGCATCCTGCTGGTAGCCGCTCTCGTAGGCTTCGCGCAGGTCGCCCACGGCCTTGCGCGCCTGCATTTCGGCAATGCGGTTCGCACCCTGCTGGTACTGGTCGACGCCCTCGGCAAGGGCGCCTAGGCCGCCGTCTGTCGGCCGCGCGGCGTCGATCGGCTGGGTTTGACCGGAGATGAAGTTTTGCTGCGCGGAGGGAAGCGGCGTCGCCATCAATAGCCTCCCAGGCTGGAAGCGGCCTTCTGGGCGCGAAACCGGCCATAGCTGCCGAGGATCGACGATCCGGCATTAAAGAGCGAGGATGTCATGGCGTTCTGGCCGTTCGCCTTGGCGACTTCTCCCTGGTACAGCGCCGCCGCGGCCTGGGTCTGGCCCTTGTAGATCTGCGCACGCTGATTGAAGAGGCTTTCGCCGTTGAAGTCGTTCAGGGCCTGGACGGCCGAACCGGTGAACCCGCCGCCGCCGGCCGCTTGCGTGAAGCCGGCGGCCGCCTGTTGCTGGCTGTCCCGGTACAGCGCCATGCTGTTCAGCGCCGCTTCCGCGTTGTCCTGGTCGGCCGCCATGCGCGCCTGCCGCATCGCCGCCTTGCCGGCCGCGTTGGCGTTGATGCCGCCCAGCAGGGCGCCGGCCGCCTGGATCATGCCGCCAACCATGGGATTGGCCAGCGAAACGGCCGATCCGATAGAGCCGATGGTTCCCGACATGTCAGGCATGGAAATTCCTTTCGTCCAGCTGCTCGAAGCCAAGGCGCTTCAGGAACGCCGCGGCGTTCGGCGCATCCGAGACCCGGGCGGTGATGATGCAGTTCTTGTGGCTCTGGCGGACGGCCGCCATGCGCTCATGGGCGGCCTGGAACAGACACGCCCAGTGCTTGACCTTCAGGCCGGTGCCGATCAGCAGCCAGCCGTGAAAATAGCCGTCCGGTTCGAAGCCGCCGATAGCCAGGATCAAACCGTCGTCGCACAGCGTCCATTTCGGGCCGGCCGGGATCGTCCGGCCGCCCAGGGCGAATTCGGTCGCCATATCGGCGCGCAGCGACATCAGCGCTTCGTCGCCTTCGCTGTACGGCCGGATGAACATGCCCCCGCGCATCACGCCAGCTCCACATTGATCGACTTGATGACCAGGTCGAAGCCGTTGGCGCATTCGACATAGACCTGCGGGTTCAATTCGCTGTCGCCCGGCAGGGTGAACTTCGTCACCGCATCGACGATGCCGATGCCGTTCGTTTCGTCGAAGTCGCGGCTATAGTCGGTATCCCCGCGTTCGCCACTGTTGACGTTCCCAGCCGTGAACTCCCAGCCGATGGCCTGGAGATTCGCCCGGCTAGCGCGGACATACTTGCCCGGGCCGACATAGCTGATCAGCGGCAGGCTTTCGTACCTGGATGTGTATGGCAGGCCGTAAATGATCACGGTGCCGGCCTTGGGCAAGGTGAAGCTTCCGCCCGTCACAGTCGCTTCGTACTGAAGGTACTTGCCGTCGCCTTGGCCGACCATGGCGAGGATGGTTTCTCCCTCGAGCCAGTCCGCGCCGTTGACCGTGTTGGTCGCCGCGCCCTGGTAAACGCGCGAAGCCTCGAGGCGGACCAGGGCGGCCGGATGCGACAACATCATGACCAGGCGCTGGCCTGTGCCCTTGGCGCGGTAGCCGCTGATCCACAGCCGGTCGACGCCCTGGGTATCGGGCACTACGCACAGGCTTTCGACGGTGAAACCCCCGCCCAGCAGCTGGCGCGCCCAGCCCTTGACGTTCTGTTCGCGATTGTAGGCGAATACGGCAAGGCCGCCGTCGCCCAGGCGCGCCCACGCCTGATAGGCCGGCCCGCTGCAATAATCGATTTCGGCCAGCTGCCGCGAACCGATATGGGCGGCGAACGGCATCAGGTCTTCCGAAGTGCCCGGAAAGTCGTAGGGACTGACCGTCAGGTTGCGCAGGCTGGCATAGCCCTTGACCACATACAGCAACGTGTCCTGCGCCTTGACCGGCCGCAGCGGCGCGCTGCCGTTGTGGCTGACGGCCTTGGGCGAAGCCGCCATAGGCGTGATTTCGGCTTCGCCCGACGATCCGACGATGGCGTTTTCGCTGCCATGCGTTCCGCAGATCAGCATCGAGCCGGAACTGAACCAGTTCGCCTGATACGATTCCGACGAACAGAAGCCCTGCACGCCGTCATCGTCCAGGACCAGGCCGGTGCCGAGGCCGGGCGTAAAGGTCGCGCCGGCGGCCTTATAGCCGGCGACCTGCGATCCGTCGTACTTGTCGGGCGACGTGCGGCCGCCGCCGACGATCAGGCGCTCTGCCCGCAAGGTCGGCCAGGCGGTCGGCCAGCCGTAATAGTCGCTGTACGCCGAGAACGCCCAGGAGAAGGTCGCATCAAGGGGAATGACCGCGGCCGGATCGGCCATCACCTGGATGGTCTGGCCGCCGCTGACTTCCGATGTCCCGCGCGTCGGCAGGTTGCGAATGACCGTCGCCGTCACCGTCTGCGCATCGGTATAGCCGGTGATGACCAGCGTTCCGGAATTGTCGTGAAGATAGGTCCAGCGGACTCCACCGTCGCTGACGATGCCGAAGTCATGTTGCGGAGGCGTATTGCCCGTCTTGGCGGCCGACGCGCCGTCCGGCGTGTAGTAAATCCGCCCGTTCGACACGACCAGTTGGTTGTCGATCGGGTCCCAGTCGGCCTTCCAGGTCGGCAGGCCGGTCAGGCCGCGGTCGGCGCGGATCCGCATCTGGGTATTGCCCACCATGCCCGGGTTGAAGATTGGCTTCGACGCCGCGATCGTGACGTTCGCCCCGGCGTGATAATCCGTGGCGGTGATGGTAATCGTCTGGTCGATATTTTCGGCCTGCCAGGGGCCGTCGTTAAAGGCATAGAGCGCCCAGTTCCAGGTGCCGTCACTGGCCTTTTGCAGTCGCCACGGCTCGCGGCCATCGGCATGGAAGAACACCAGGCAGTTCCCCAGCATGCCCCAGCGCAGGCCGTCGAGGTCGGCCGCCGCGTAGGGAGATCCGCCGACTTCATACGGCACGCCGGCGGCAAGGACCGGTGTTCCGTCGATATTCCAGATGCGGGTATAGGCGTCGCCCAGCTCGACGACATTGGCGTCGACGTCACTGCGCACATAGGCGATCAGTCGGCACTTGCGGTCGCCGAACTTGGCCGCGCCATTGGCGAGGAAGCCGCTGCGGCGCTTCAGGACGCGATAGACACCCGGGATAAAATTCTGCGCCATGGCGCACCCGGACTGAAACTGCGCCATGTCGGCGCTGGCGTAGAAATCCGATGACAGTTCGCCGGACGAGAAATTGATCTGGGTCGGCATGGAGGCTCCCTTGAGACCTCCACGCTAACCCGCCCTTATGCGATCTTTATTCCGGGGCCGCCGTCAGATCGCCCGGCGCCGAACGTCTTCCAGCGCCTGAAACGGCGACTCGTCGTGGCTTCCGGAGAAGGCGTCGACGTTGACGGCCGTGCCGAATTCGATGCCGATCCGCTCGCGGATATTCTTCTGCAGGTCCGCCTTCCCGGTGATATTGACGCAGGCTATGTCCGCCGCCTCCAGGGATACCAGCAGCGCCAGCTGCGGCGACAGAAGGTCGTAATCCAGGCGAACCACAACGCTGGCCTCTTCGATCAGGCACTCGCTGTAGAACACCTTGATCCGGTTGCCGTCCGGCTTGGTGTAGACGCCCAGCGACCAGCGCCCGTCCGTCTTCATGGCGCCCTTGTAAGGCCGGATATAATCGACCGGCAGGGCGTAGGCGTACCGCCAGCTACTATACCCCATGACGGACAGCGGCTGGAGCTGTAGCGCCTCCGTGGCCTCAAGGTAATCATGCTGGGTCAGCACCTTGTCACGCGCCGCCGGCAGGACCGGTAGAAGCTTGCGCACGGCTGCCCGGGCCTTGTTCGGGTCGAGGGTATCGGTCGGGTCCTGCCCCAGGTGCGAGAGGGCCAGATTGGCAATCTGAATATCGCTGCTCATGTCGAGTTCCTGATATGAAAATGGCGCCCTGCCCGGAGAGACAGGGCGCCACGGGCGGGCGCGAGGACGAGTTGCGCGCGACCGGCGCGCCCGCGAGGGTTAGGCGTCGCAGCCCTGGACGCGCCAGGCCACGTTGCCGGTGAAAGCCGGGTTGCCCGCGGCCGCCGACAGGGTGCAGATCAGTTCCGTCATCCCGGACGGACCGACATTGGCGCTGAGGAGCGCCGTGGGACGGTCGGCATAGCCCAGCTGTTGCCAGAGCGGCGCACCATAAAGGGCGAGACCGACACTGGAAATGATCGACCGGCTACCCGCCGCCGACGTCGCGGCGGCGGCAGCAAGGGCGGCCGGATAGTCGGCATTGCCGACTTGCAGCTGGGTATTGGCGCCCAGGGCGTCGTAGTACAGCGTCGCGGACGGATCGAGGATCGCGTCAATGCTGAACTTGCCCAGCGAAATGATATCGGCCGCCGCGTTGCCATTAAGGGCAACGCGGTCGAACATCAGACGCTTTTCGAATTCCCCTTGCAGCGCACCGGGGGCCAGGCGCGGCGGGGAAAGTTGCAGGTTTGCGCCCACCAGGACGCCGTAGACTTTGGTCATAGTGACCTCCTAAGACTTGGATTGCGTGCGGATAAGCCGGACGCGAAAAACGGGAGGACGGCGGCCGAAGCCGCCGCCGGTTATTGCAGTTGACGGTCCTGGGTGCACTCGATGCGGACGACGCCGTTCTTGTAGCGGCGCGCCCAGGCACGTTCGCGCATGTAGTAGACCTGGAGCGGGTGGCTCTTGATGCCGATATCCTTGGCCACGTTGACGTTCTCGATGGGCCGCTCCTTGTAGTAGACGGCGCTGTCGATCCATGCGGCGTAGCTCACGCAGTTGATGCCGCCGCTGACATAGTAGGGCAGCGGGCCGTCAAGGCTGGAGAACTCGTGGAACTGGAAGCCCATGAAGGTATCGACGTCGCCGTTGACCAGGGCGGTGATGTCGTTAAAGTACTTCGATGTGGTCGCGACGCTGGCCAGCAGGTTGCCCTTGGCGTTTTCGTCGACGGCGATGTGCATTTTCGGCTTCATCACGTCACCGACATGGCTGCGCTTCAGCAGATTGCGCGTCGTGATCAGCTTGCCCACCGTCAGGTGGAGGGAACCGTTCGTCGCGATGATCGGCTTTTCCGTGTCGTGGATGTTGTGACGGTCGGCCAGCGCGATGATTTGGCTGTTCGGCAGGGCTTCCGTTGTATCCAGCGCCGAGGCGCCGGGGCCGCCGGTAGCCATCGGGGTAAGGCCGAACATCAGGTTGTTGATGATGTCGTAGTCCTTCTTACGCTCTTTACCGGCCATGAGCGAACGCATGTCCGCCGACGTCGGGTCGAGCAACATGCGGGCCTTGTCCTGGCCGTAGACGTAGAACCAGTCTTCGTCGCCGACGAAGTTGCCGCCGCGGCGTTCGCCGTTCAGTTCGCGCGGCTCGATACGGCCGCCCTTCCCTTGGACTTCCTTGGGGTCGGTCTTGCCGCGATCGTCCAGGAAGAACGAAGTGCCGGGATCGGTCCAGTTGGCATCGTACTGGACGGTGTTTTGCAGCAGGGATTGCATCTGCTGCGGGACGTTGTTGAGTTGCGTCGTGACCGCGGTCACGTACTGAGCATAAGAATCGGACATGGTAGCCCCACAATGCGCGCCGGCCCGGAGGCCGGAGGCGATGACAAATTTTCAGGTGAAGATTTGCGGAGCCGCCGGAGATCCGGACCGGTGCGCGATTGAGGGCTTGGCCACAGGTGCCGCTAAAGCGGGAGCCCGGCGCTTGCCTCTATGGGCGAATGACGCCCATGATTTGCTTGTTTCGTCAAGGTCAGGCCGACATGGCCTCGATGAGTTTCTGCCATTCTTCCTTGGCCGCCCGGTGGCCCGGGTCCGAGGTATTGTATAGCGCGGCTTGTTTTGCGGGATTGGAATTGAAGGCCGCCATTTGGCTCTTTGCATCGGCGGGCGTGAGTGCGCCAGTAGACTGCGATCCGCCAGCACCGCCCGGCGCCGCGCCAGGCTCGGCCATGAGGTCCGCCATGGCGCCCAGCATGCGCATGAAGATCGGGTTATCTGTCAGGCCGTCCGCGTTCAGCTTCTCATAGACGCCTTTGGCTTCCTCAGCGCTCAAGCAGGCCTTCGCCGTCAGCTTTTCGACGACACCCGGGATTTCGTTCTTGTAAGTATCGTACTTCTGGCCCCAGGCCTTGCGCAGCTCGGCTTCGCCGGCATCGCGATAGGCCTTCGCCTGGGCTTCCAGCTGCTGGTCGACTGTCGCCAACGATGTGTTCAGATAGTCGAGCATGCCGGCCATCTGGCGCTGTGTGTAGCCGAGTTCGAAAGCCTTTCCACGGAAGCCTTCGACGAACGCCTTGTCGCCTTCGTTCTTGGTGTTGAACGCCGCCAGGTCGTACTTGTCGGCGGCTTCAGGCCGCCCAAGGCGCCCGTACAGTTGCCCCCAGCCGTCCGCGTCATCCTCGCGCGGCATGCGCAAAAGCTGTTCGGCCGGCACGCCATGGGCCTTCGAATAGCCCACCTGGGAGGCCAGCAGCGCCTCCATCGGATTTGCGGTCGTCGAGAACCGGACAATGTTGGGATCGTTACGATAGGCTTCCGGCAGGCTGTTAATCCAGGCCGTCCCCGCCTCCGGCGTCGTCGAGGATGTCTGTTCCGTGGTCGTCGTCCCCGTGTTCGTCTGATCGTTCATGTGCGCGCTCCATGCGTTGGTTGACGGCGGCGGCGGACAGCAGGGCCGCGCCGATCTCATAGACATCGACCCCTGCCAGGCCGAGGGTTTCAAGGACCATGGCCGAATGGCCGTCGAGCTGCGCCCGCTCTTGCAGCGTCATGCTGCCCAGCCGAGGCAATAAGAGGTTGCCGCGAACCAGCATGTCGATCAGCACCGCCCGGCCTTCTGTGGTGCCGAACACCTTCTGGTAGGTTTCCTTGATATTCTTCTGGTCGCGGGCCATGTGCACGGCCGCCTCGATATCGAAGCCGACCAGGCCGACATGCGGCGCAGGGATATCCCGTGGCATCGAATGCGTCATGGCTTAGGCCGCCATCTGCATTTGCGGTGAACGGATATTGTTCGCTGCGCCGGCGGTGGCCGCGCCTTGCAAGGCGGCCAGGCCCTGGGCGCCAGACTGGAAGGCCGCCGCGCCGGTCTGGGCATTCTGGGCCTCGGCCTGTTCCTGCTTTTGCTGTGCCTGCTGGGCTTTCGCCTGGGCGACCGCCTCCATGGTCTCGATGATGGCGGGCGGCAGGCCCAGCGAATTGGCGGCCAGGCGCAGGCCTTCGTCGAACACGACGACGTCGATGAAGTCGTCTTGCGCTCCGGCGCGGGCCATCTGGTTCAGTTCGAACAGGCGCTGCACCGAGTCGACCATGGCCTGTTGCTGAGCCATAGCCAGCGGCCCGGCATAGTCCCAGTCGACACCCACGCCCTGAAGCGCCTCCGGCGGCACGCCCACCATGTTTTCTTCCGTCATGACGGCAAGGGTGCGGTCGCCCAGAACGCCCATCAGCTCGCGCTCGATCGTCCCCAGCGCGCCGGTCAGGCCCACAGCCCGCAATTGCTTGCGATCGTTCACTTCGGTGGCCGTCATCGCCCCGTGTTCGGGCAATTTCATCCAGTCGATCATGAAGTCGTCTTCGATCCACTGGGCCAGCATCTGCATGTAGTCTTTGCCCACGCCGACGTCGCCGCCGGCCGGCATCGCCTGCACGGCCTGCTGAAGCGTCTGGAAGCCCAGCAGTTTCGGATCGTAATAGTTCATCGCACCGCGACGGCGGTCGACCTTGCCCATGATGCGCGACGGCATGAACATGGCGGGCGCGACGCGTTGGCCGACGCCGTATTCCACGTCCTGTTGCAGTTGGTTGAGCACCATGGCGTCCGGCAGGGCGATCCAGGCGAAGCCTTGGCCGTAGGGGTTGCCCTCGGCTACGCGCGTGCGGGGTACGGCGAACGGAAAGTCATCATAGCCCCCCTCAGACAACACGACGTCATCGCAGTCGCGCATGAAGATGCATTCGCCGAACGGCTTGTTGGTGGCGATCCCGCCCCGTTCGCTATAGCCACCACGCGGATAGACGCAGTGCAGGAGCTTGATCTCCTGCATATCGGCGTCCTGGCCCCGCCGCATGTTATCCAGCTTCTTGCTGTCCTTGGCGGCCGGATATTTCTCCAGGACCTGCCATATCGGCATCTTGAACTGGTAGTGCAGCCGGTTGACGTTGTCCTCGTCGTCGATATCGAACCAGCACTGGCGGATCGGCCGTGAAACGTAGACGGGACCGAAGCCCCGGCGGCGTCCGGTCCAGATGACGGCGTTGCCGAAAGCGCCCAGTTCCAGCGCCGCGCGCGACAGGGACGAGCGAAAGCCCGAGCGGCTGTTCATCATGCGGTCGCGGACCTGCCACGACAGCTTGCCGAGGTAATCCTGGGCGTCGCCGTCCAGCTTCAGGCCACGCCCGGCGCCGATCAGGCCTTGCTTGACGTTCGGAACGATAAACGGCTTTACCGGGTCGATCAGGAAGCCGATGAACATGGCCGCAAAGCGGGCCAGGGCCTTTTGCGGCACGGACGTCATGACCTGGCGCGGAATGGACTGGCCCTTGATCCGCTCGATCAGGAAATTCTTGGTCGGCAGGAAGTAGTCGGCGATCTGCTGCCACTCGCTTTCGCGCAGCCGGCGCACGCCTTCCATGACAGCCTGTTGCTTCAGGAGGTACTGGATATCGGCCATCAGGGGTTCACCCCCGTCACGGTCACCGGCCGCAGGGCCGAGGGCACAGCCGCCGCAGCCGGCGCGAAGCTGTTTCTCCCCCCGCTCAGGCGGCGGATATTGGCCAGGCTGTTAAGTTGATCGGCCGGCGACGTGATCGTGGTCGGCGTCGCGACCGGATCGACCTGCGGCTGTTTCGCGCGAAGAAAACCCATGCGGCCCCTCAGAAGATAGCGCCCTGATCGTAGGCTTCGCCATTGGGCAGCGTTGTTTTGGGGCCAGCTTCGCCGTAGTAGATCGACGCGCCGTCGATCTGCAGGCAGCCGTACTCATAGGCCTCGGCCACGTGGCTGTAGTCGTTCTTGGCAGGCTCAGGCGACACGGCGTCGCCAACCTTGCGAAAGTGATAGCCCCCGCCCAGGGCCGCCATGAGGTCCGGACAGAAGTCCGCGTCGATGAACAGGTGGTTCTTTTCCTTCATCGGCCGCTTGCCGGCCGTGCGCCGCAGGCCGGGATCGTTCGTCGATGCCGGAACGGTGTCCAGGCCCGTCTGGGCCATCAGGAATTGCCAGTAGCTGATATCCTGGTGGAAGATGCCGTCGACCATCTTCGCCTTGGCGGCCGGATCGATCACCAGCAGGACATGCCGGCAGGTGTAGAAGCGCATCGACAGGATCGACAGGATCTCGTGCGAAAACTCGGTCAGCGTCAGCTGCCGTTCGCGCGGGCTGATCTCGGCAAGGCAATTGACGCCACCGTTGCGCCTGGGCTGCATGAACACGGCCGCGTTCTTCAGAGTGCCCCCGGTATCCGCGCCGATGATCAGCAGCTGGTTTGGATCGGCGGTCAGGCCGGTGACCTTGACGTCGGTCTCCACGAAGATGTCGTAGACCGGCCTTCCCCGTCGATCGTGCATCCGCTTGCACTTCAGCAGGCGGTCGACGTCGTACTGGCCATTGCCATCGGGCGCCTTGAGCATGCCTTCCGCCAGCGCTGCGTAGGTTCGCGGGTCGATCCGGCGAAGGTTATGCAGGTTCTCGGCCTTCGGATTGACCGTGCCGTCATCGAGCAGCCCGGGCGGCTGGAGGAACAGACCTCGGCCAAGGCCTTTCAACTTGAAAGCCAGCTTGTCCAGCCAGCTGTCGATGACGGGCATGTTGCTGTCGCCCCACACGCCCTTGAACGCAGGTTTCCAGCCCATGGCCTTGATATGGGCGGCATGGATCGGGTCTTCCGGGTCCCATCGGTCTTCGGGCTCCGGATAGCGGCCTACGCGGTTGCTTACCAGGGACAGGATCGACGCGTCGAGCTGGTCCATTTCCTGGAGCCACCAGGCGGTGCACTCCAGGCCCCGAACGAAGTCTTCGAGGTTCTGTTCACTGCCCTTGGCGCGGAACCACACTTCGATATGCAACGACGTCTCGACACGCTTGCCGTTGACCATCTCGACAAGGTTCAAATCCATTATATGCGTCGCGGGGTCGCCTTTTCCGCCCGTCCACTGCCCCATACTCTTCGGAAATACCTTCCAGTACGACGGTATGGCCTTGTCCCACAGGTCCCTGTAGGTCGGCCCCACGCACACAATTCGGCACTTGCGAATCCCGTCTTTTGGGCTAGGGTGCTGACTGCGCGCGATCCTCAGAATTCTCCGAACAGATGACTCTGTCTTGCCGCCGCCCGTCGGGCCGATGATGACGCTCGTTGCCTCGTTGCTCAGCTCGTAGGCGCGCGCCACCGGCCCCGCGTATCCGGTCAAGTCTTTCGAAAATGCAGGAACACCCAAACCCCGACCCCGTGTTGTCTGTAGAGGTTCGGGCAGTCTGGGCCAAGGCCGGTCGCCGGTCGGTCCGGGGCCCTAAGGAAGAGGGCGCGGATTTAAAAATTTTTCGGCCTATGCCGGTCTGGCCGGGGCCCGCTTCTCGGCGATGGCCGGCCGGTTTTCGGGGGGTGGGGGGTGCCTTCGGCCGGGGTGGGTCGCGCGGGAGGGTCTCATGGTCACCCTCCCCGCGCGTCAGGCGCGGCCCAGGACGTCAGGTCAGAGGATTATTAATCCTCTGACCTATCGGGCTCAAACCCTTGCGCCTCAAGGCTTTCCGCATCCATGTGCGACGCGTCTTGTGCGACGCCAATAGGCAGCAACTCAAAAAAGTCTTGTTCTTCAACGTCTTGACTAGGATTGACCGCGTCACCCAGCTGCGCCCCATCGACGTACAGCGTAGGCCGGAGATCCGGCTTGACCGGCTCCACAGCCGGCAGCTTGTGCGCGGTGTAGGCCAGCAGCTCCTTATGCGCCGACATGATGACCGACCAGGCGTCCTGCGTCGACCAGCCGTTCATGGCGGCCAGGGCATGCGCCCGATGGTTCAGCGCCAGAAACACCGGATGGATCGGCCGCCAGTCATAACCCTTTTCCGTCGCCCAGGCTTTTGCCCGCCTGATATCTGCAGGCGTCACGCCCGCCACGTGGCCGAGCTGCTGACCAGGCGTCAACCCCTTGGTCTCGTGACTGATCCACTTCAACAGGTCGCCCGACGCCTTGTTCCGCGACCCGCGCGGCCGGCCCCGCCCGCGTTTTTCTGGCGCGATGCCGGAGGGGGGCTCGATACCCCCGAACAGGTCAGGCAGTGTATTCACGGATTAAATCGCCTATTTTTTAATCACTACAGCCAATACATATCACGATTTGCCCATGTAGCGGCATTTTTTCTGAATTTTCAGCGCCTTTTCACCATACTACATCTACTACACCTACTACAGATACATCTCTATACGCATGCGCCCGCGCGCGCCTGCACGCCAGATTTTCCGCGTAGTGAGCGCAGTGACTGTAGTGACCGCGCAAGCCCCGTGTTTTCTTCCTTTTGGCTACTACAGGGGGCCTGTAGTGGGTTTGTAGTGAGCAACCCTCTCTTAGCCAGAGGGTCCGGGTGAATGGCGACGGCAACCTGTCGCGCACGGGGGCCGGGGATTGATCGGAGAGGCCGCGCACCGGCGCGCGTGGCGCGCCTGCGGCCTCACTTACGAAGGAAATGCGGGATCGGCGCGCACCACTCAAGCCTTGCTGGCGCAAGGCTTTCGCTGCGCCAATAAGATTTTTCGGATATCCGTAATACGTGATTGATTTAGCGCTTGACGGCTACGCTCATTGAGCGTAATTATAATTCATCGGCAAGTCGCCGATGTCCACCAGAGCGGCCCGCGAGGGGCCAAATGGAGATGAAAATGACCAACCGCGTCGAACTCAACCTGATCATTCCGAACGAACAACCCGGCGACCGCGACGGCGGCTATGACTGCCGCGACTGGTTCACCGATGGCGGCTATATCGTGACCTGGGCGGAAGAAGCGGCCACCGTCGAAGAAGCCGACAAGATCCTCCGCGACGCTTACCTTGGCGCCGATTGCGATGGCGTCACTGTCTCTTGGACGATTAATGGCCGCGCCTTCTAAAATGGCTTCCTCAGGAAATGACTATCGCGAGCGGCTCATTGCCGCTCGCACGCGCATTGGTGATGGCCCTGCTCAAATGGCCGCGCGACTGCTGACCCCGCTCAATACATATAAACAATGGGAAAGCGGCGCGCGTAGAACGCCTGGTGTTGCTGTGGTTGCTGCGGAGGCATTCGCACCCAATCGCATGGTGGGGAATAAGTTATCCGGACGCCCTACTGATTTAGATAGAGACGCAAAGATTTTGGCTACCGCAAAAGCCCTTAAGGGCGAAGACGGTACAGTGAGTGTCTCTGCAATACAAAAAGAGGTTAGCGCCAATCGCGTGGTGATATACCGGGTACTTAAAGCGGCTGGTATACCGGCATCAGGAAAAAGGGGAAAGCTTGTTTTTCATCCTAACAGGTCCATTGCTTTAGAAATGCTGTCTAATACATCGAAAACTGTAGAGGAAATAGCTCATGAGACTGGAATGGGTCCAAGTAGTCTTTGGGCTATGGTCCGCAAGGAGGGTATTAAGCGGCCACGCAACGTGACCAAAAGAGATAGAATTATTGAGATGCTGGAACGCGGTGCCCCCATCGCTAAAATCATACTCGATACGGGGGCATCCGGCGCCCTTATCGGGAAAATTGCCATCGAACTGGCCGCGAAAGAGAGTAGCGATGTCTGACCGCATCCAACTACGCTACAACTCTATCATTGCGCAGTGGGACTTAGAGGCCGAAGCCATGGGCATCGGCCTCCCCATGCTGCTTACAGCAGACCTTAAGCGTCTGCGCGAAATCATTCCTGCGCTCGCGCCCCAACTGACTGATTGGGAGCGCCAATTGATTGAGCACGTCATGCCGACCGAAGGGAATGCGATGCTGCTGGACCGAGGTGTCGGAGAACAAATCGTCTCCGCCGATAGAATTAGGATCGGCATTATAGAATGGGCCGATGGCGCTCAAGAAGATCAAATGCTGAAGGCTGACGCCCTGGCCAAACGCGCTGCGACTTGGTCGGATACCGAGCGCTGGGCTCTCATGATCCTTTGCCGACCGAGGTCGCAATGACATCGCCCACTCCCGCCGATATCCGAACTGCTCGCGAAGCCGCCGGGCTGACCCAAACTCAGGCGGCGGCGCTCGTGCATTCTGCGCTCCGGTCCTGGCAGCAATGGGAGGCAGGCGACCGCGCCATGCATCCTGGGCTGTGGGAGCTTTTCCGAATCAAGACCGCGCCCATCGAGCGGGCAGCGTAGACGCGCCTTCAACCATCAATTACGGATACCCGATTTTTCATTGGGATGGTTGACAATTGGTGTCGCATATACGACATTAATTGCACCGCAGGCATGAGGCCGCGGTTTGCTCAGGAGAGCGCCAATGTCGATCGAGAACGTCCTTGCGTTCGCGCGCACCCATGACTGGGGCCGCCACGCCTTCATCAACAACCAAAACCGCGTCGTCGTGTGTGGAACCTATGCCCACCCCATCGGCAATAAGGTGTTTGTGGCGCACGAGCGCTGCACCTTCGGCGACATGCGCTCCCTGCGCGACTGGGCGGGCTACTGACATGACGCGCGAACAGCAACTGGCCCACATCTGGAACACCACTCACCCCGACTTTCGCGGCACATGGCAAGGCGAGCCCTACATCCTGGTCGACCGCGGCGCGAAAGGTACCTGCATCGTGACGCTTCAAAAACTGACTGACGAAGAAATCAAATCCCGGCTATAGGAGAAAACCATGCGCACACTCAGCCAATGTCTTGACGATGCCTGCGACGCCCTGGGCGAAGCGATCGAGCGCGCCCATCCGGACGCTACGTCAGAACTGCAATCCCTGCTCGATCAGGTGATGTTGCTGTGCGCCCACCACGAAGCGCTTGATCGCCGTGACGCGGACGAAAGGCGCGCCCGCTAATGGCCGGCGCTCCCCCACGCCCTCGCCTTTTGTCCCAGGCCGACTTTGCCGCCCTGGCCATGCTGGCTTGGATGAAAGACCCGGCCAAGAGCCTCGCTACCCAGCTGGCCGAGGGTATGGGTGTGGAACTGCGATCGGCCCAGCGTTGGTTAAATCCGGCCGGGCCGCCGGCGCCGTTCAGCGTTGTCATGCAGACGGTGCAACTCGCCCGCCAGGCCAATCACCACCACACCGAATTGCTAAGGCGCGCCGAAGACGAGATCCGCGCAGCAAACCAGTAGTTTAAGCCCGGTCCTAGGATCGGGCTTTTTTCTCGATCTCCCGCAGCATGGTCGCCCTGCCCCTGAGCATATTCGCAACCGTGCTATGTGTAATCGGCGGCGTCGAGCTGTAAAAGCGTTCCGGCCGTTTGTCGAATTCGTCGGCCGACACGTCCAGGGCCGTGGCGCAGGCCCCCAGGTTGTCGGCGATCTTGGCGCGCTTGAACGATTTTTCCGCCAGGCGCAGCACCCCCACAAACTCACTTGCGACCATGGGCACGAAGTCTTCGCGCATACCTTCCGGCGCTTCGACCATGCCCGACTTAACGGCCAGCCGGGCGGCAGCAGTCGCGAAGCTGCGCATATGGTGTGACGACTTCGGTATAGACGCCAAGTAGGCTAGGCCGGCGATCGGCACCGACAGGACGACGAGAACCCATAACCACATATCACCCTCCCGTTGCGTCGGAACAGCGTTACACGCGGCTATCAACTCTGACGAGTCATTTCGTTAATGCCCCGTTGACTCTATCGGTAAAATGAGAACAAATGCGGAACATAGTCAGTCAGAAGGATACGGCCATGTCCGCACCGCACGCTTCCTCGGCCTTCAAGAATTGGATGCCGCCGGAGATTGTTCCGCTCTATAACCTGCCGGCGTTGAGCACCATCACGTTTCGCTGCATCGATTGCAGCTCCGAATTCACCCACAGCGCCGGTGCCCTGGCCTATGAGGGACGATTCGGCAACCTGACGGCGGATGACCTGGAAATGGCGATATGCTGCCAGCGCCGCGCCTGTGGCGGCCCGGTAACCGCGACGGTCGACGTGCCCCTGACGCGCGACTGAGGCTGTCC